TTACACCAGAATATGGATCAACATAAACCTTTACGCGACCACCGTGCAATGCACCTACGAGTGTGTTGCCAGTAACATCTACATTCATAGATGGGTTGAATACTGCGGAGAAGTCAAGAAGACCACTCATGGAGAGCGCAGAAGCAACATTTGGAGAAACTACGATGAAGTTACCCTTTCCGCGACGAGTGATTCTTGCAATTTCATTGCATTCGCGTTCGATTTGGAAAGTTAAACCACGGAACTTCTCTGCACTCCAACGACCATCGGAGTCCTTCTCAAGATCGTATACACCACCAGATGTAGTACCAAGAACCGCAGTTGTCATTGCAGAAAGATCTGTTTGCTTGCAACCGAGTTGAGCAACATCATAGATTGTTCTTACGAGTTCGCGGTTGATTTCAAACATGATCTCTGTGGAGAGAATGTTTGCCAACTCTGTTTCAGCATCAAGACCGTGTACTGCCTTAAGGTCTTGTGCAAGTTCGGTTGTGTATTCTGCCTTTAATGCACGGGACTTAGCAACTACGGATGTCTTTTCAATACTGAAAGACATTTCTCCGAAGGTTCCAGCTGCAGCAGTTTCTACATTTGCTGTGGTATTTGGTTTACCAGCATCAAAACGACCAGCAGCGGTTGAATTGACTTCGTTTGCGAACAAGTCATCCATTGTACCGAAGTGGGTTGTTGTAGTTGTACTACCAGAGAAACCAGAATTTGCTTCATTAAAGAATGCTTCGGTTCCAGATCTATCTGCTGTATACTTGGTCTTCATTGCAAAGATAAGTCCTGTTGGACCTGTCATTGGTTGAACACCAGCGATATCGTATGCCATCAAATTTGGCATTGCACGACGAACGAGAGAAATAAGTACTGGATCGAATGCGTCGATACCACCAGTTGTACCTGCTCCTTGTACAACACCGAGTTGGGTTGCGCCTGGAGCTTGTGTACCTTGATAGGTTTCGGTAAGAGCGCGTTGTTGATTCTCAAGAAGAACGGTTGTTACTGTCTTCTTATAAGCATCTTTGATTTCTGGAAGAGCAGCGTGTTCTACGACTGGCTTCCACTTATTCTTTGTTGATTCTGAAAGAAAAATACCTGACATTTTAATCTCCTTTAAAGGTTTCTATTTTATTTATAAAATTTTTATTTTTGAACTGTACGATTTAGAACATCAGAATAAAGTCTGATAAATGGATCATTGATCATTTCTTGATCATTTCCATCCTCAACTTCAATTGTTGTTTCTTCTGTTAAATATTTATTATTAACTTGATTTTTGACTTTATTTTCGCTGATTTTATTTGTCTTGGTGACATTTTCAACGAGAGTTTTGATCTTATCTGCAAAATCTTCTTCGGAATTAAACTCAATGTTTTCTGCAAGTTTTGCAACCTTATCAGATTGTACATCTGTTAGATGCTTGGTTTGTTCCATGAAAATACCGACAGCCTTCATTGCTTTATTTTCATTTACAAGAGTTACATTGCGCTGAAGTTCAGTGTTTACCTTTTCTTCAAGTTCACTGATTGTTTCTGCCATTTCATCAAACAAGTTTGTCTTGTTTTGAGGAACTTCGATGTAAGATTCAACAAAAAGATCCTTAAGTTTACCGATAAAGTTCTCTGCAATTTCGGTACGAATACCATTTTCGATTGCGAGTTTATTTTCGGTCATCCATTGATCTACAACATAGTTAAGATAAGAATCTACTTTTTCGGTGAGTTCTTGTTTTACTTCTTCGACTTCTTGTTCAAATGCTGCTTCATATTGTTCATGTACTTCACGAACAACTTCTTCTGCTTTAGCAAGAACAGCTGCTTCGTAAAGAGATCCTGCTTTGTTGATGAATTCTTCGGAAAGATCGGAAGAACCAAAGATTGCCATAATGTCTTGACGAACTTGTTCTTCGCTCATCTTTGTCATTCCGCCGCCTGTTGCAAATGATGGTTTCATTGCAACAGATGCTTGATTCTGTGGTGCAGTTTCAGAATATTGCATTGTTCCTAATTGAACACCACCACCATGAGCGTCTTGTTCGCCGCCACCATGAGCATCACGAACTAATCCACCTTTAGCACCACCACCACTAAAGGATGCTGGTTTCATTGCGACTGAATTAGATGATGCTGCTCCATTTTGGGATTGAGCTTGTTTTGGTGCTGGAGAATTATTATTCTCTTCACCTTCGTCGTTTTCTTCTTCGTCGTTTTCTTCTTCATTCTCATATGCTTCGGAGAGTTCAATCTCTTCATCCATAAGGGAATCAATTAATTTTTTTGCTGCTTGAACGGGATCCATATTATCTCCTTAAATTGCTATTTCTATTTAGTATTTTTATAATTTCGAAAGGAAAGACTTAAATACTTTTAGGTATTGTTCTTCTAATTTTTTAGAAGGTGTTTTCTTAATATCTTTACGCCATTTTTCTAATTCTTTTTCTTTTAATATACCGTTTTCCCAGATCCATTGTTTACCTTCCATTATACCATTTACAAAAGCATTTGGCGCAGATGGATCAGCAACGATATCAACAGCAGCAAGCATAAAATCTTCCTGCACCATGTTGACTCCGTTTATTTGCTTTAAAGAACCCATTCCTCTGGAAGAAACACCAAGTTTAACTCCAGAATCAATGAGGTTTTCTACAATCTTTCCATAAGGAGTGCCGAGAATCTTTGCCTTTCCTACAACATCATTTCCATTTTCTTTTAAATTAGTAATGATGTGAGAAACGCGCTCAAGATTTACGGTTGGACCTTCTGGGTGTCCTAACTCTCCTAATGCTCTGTTTTCTCTGATATATGATTGGTTGTAACGAGCAACTTCGTTGATAAGAATATCTCTTGGGTATATTCTTCCATTTTTGTTTTGTTGCTCTGCTTGCATGAATACACCTTCGATAAAAAGGTTCTTTTTACCTTCTTTTTCTTCGGATAATACACGCAGCGGGTTATCAATAGTCTCTGTGATTAAATACATGGAAATCCCTTATTGTGATTGTTGTTCTTCGCATTCTTCACAGGGTTCTTCATCATATAAAGTCATTGCCATTTCTGTCTTTTTATCTTGTAGTTTTTCTTTTATTTTATTAAATAATGCAGAATGAATTTCTTTTCTAAATTCATCCGAATCGTCTTTTAATAGTGAATCAATTATTGACATAACAAAAACTCCTTGTTTATTTATTATTTATAAGATTTATTCTTATATTATTATATACAATCCGCAGGATCTGGTCCAGTGATACCATTTGGTAAAGGACATGCAGCATTGACGCATCCAGAACCCTGACAGCAATCTGCCTGACAGTTGTTTCCGCCGTTACTACTGCAACCGACTATTGGTATACCAGAATCTACATTTCCATTTAAATTACCACCACCAGAAGGATTTACAGATTGTCCGCAGCATCCGCATGGATCTACAACCAAATCATTAGATGCTTGAGAACCATCACTATTTTTACAATTATTTTCAATAGTTTTAAATACCAATCTATCTTTTAGTTGAGTTTCACTACAATCACCACTGCATGATTCAAATTCTCTTTGTTCTATTGTTGGTACACTGCAACCATAAAGCGCGGTAATACTAACACCACCACATCTTTGTTCTACAGTATCGGCAAATGGACCTGCTATATTTGCAAGATAGCAATCTGATGGTGGTAAATCACCACACAAACAATCTCTAAGAGATGATTTATTATCGGGTCTTTGCAAACATTCAGCACAGTTTGAAACTTCTATGTAATTAACTAAATTATAATAAAAATTATCTTGATTTGTTGGTTCAAATGGTCCTCCTCCTGTTATGGGAAAACCAGTATAACCAGAATTATTGTAAGTATGAACAGGTGTATTATTAAATGTTAAATTACAATCTTTTAAATATGCTGGTAAATAATGACTTCTTGCACACGGATCATCTAATAAATCTTGAATGTCATCAAATCCTGTGCAGTTTTCTAAAGAATTTGTAATTGTTGCGGTTTCAGTATCAGGATCATAAACTAAAATAGAAGTACATCCAGTAACACATGCAGGATTTGCTATAGCAAAAATATCTTTACAACTATTCATGCATTGATCTGGTATTTGAAAATCTACTTTATTTCTTCCATCAATTGCACCTAATGATATTCCTTCTGTATTACCAGACCACCATATGGTGGTAATTGAATTATTATTTGTAAAAAGATTTGGATTATCTACAGGATTATTTGGATCTGTACAATCACAATTTCTGCATGGTGCATATCCATAAGTTTGAGGTCTTCCTAAACCACCAGATGAAATAGAATTGCAAGAGCATAAACTATTTGGGCATTTTGATGAGCATGAAGCACCACATGAAGAATAACCAGGCGTACTCAATGTAATTACCCCTACTCCTTCTGGAGCAATATTTGAGCAAGTACAATTACATGGATATGATTCTACAAATATAACAGATTGAACTTGAGTTTGATCATTCGGACACTGGCATTTATTAAGCAATGATCCAATTGGTGGTATTATTGCTGGAAAATTTTCATACTGTTGGTTTCCAATTGGAATAGAAACTTCTTGATTTCCATAACTCCAATTCCATTGATTTTCCCAGAAAGATGTGTTGTTTACAACATAACCACCAGAACCATTTGGTGTTACCGTTGGTGGATTTGCAGGACCTATAGCAAAATAACCACTATTTCCAGCAGCAGAATAACCACCGTGTTCCGAATCAAAATTTCCGTTAGTGGTATTATTTACATATTGACATGGTGCATTTACTACTTCATCGGTACATGTTACACAATCTGAATATTGTCCAGTGGCAGTTGCTGGAAATTCTCTAGCACCGCATGTTCCACCTATTGCATCGCCAGGTGCTTTTTCGCCATCAAATGCACCACAAAAAGAACCACCAGAAGAGGAAAAAGATAAAGTTCCAGAAAAAGAACTAGGAGTTGATAAATTATTAAATCCTGCAAAACTTATGTAATACGGATTTGCTCCGTTATCTGTATCCGTATCATATGGTAAGGAAGAGTCCCATTCTATAAAATTATCATATTCGGAACAACCACTATTTTCGCGTGGATATTTTTGCAAACAGGACTTCGGAAACCCTGTATAAACTGATGAATTTTCGGCACTGCAAAAATATTGAGCAGTAGATGGATTATTTGGAGTTCCAGGCGAAGTGGATCCAGATGCAATAGATAAAAAACTTCCAGCATCTATGATGGCATCACCTTCATCCGTAGTCAATCCTAGTAGTGGGAACGATGTAGAATTTTGTGGTAATATTCCAGCTGCATTGATTGATCCTGCTGGATATATCATAACATTATTTCCGCCTATACTTCCAGATCCATAACCAAAGTTAGTTCCAGTTACAGGAAATGCTCCAACTATAGAACCAGTATCGCATCCAACTGCAACAACCCATCCACCACCAACTATATTGGAATAATAAGTATTTGCTTGCAGTCCAACCCAATATCCAGAACCATAACCCGCAGTATTTGCAGGAAGATAACCATCCACACATCCTCTTGGTCCTACTGGGGGTGGACAAACTGCACAAACACAAGGATCACTTGAAACATCAAAGCAATCGGTTGGAGGGGGAGGGGGATCTACTATTCCACATACACTATTTGGTGGATTTGCATTTAGTTTGGAACAACTAAAACAAGTTCCTTGTAACTTATTATTATAAGTAGCATCTCTATGCAGAACCGTAGTATCAGCGGCTTCTGCTGCATCTGTAAGTAATAAAGTAACTTTGTTTTTACTAGTTACTCTAGCACTTCGTTTTGATTCTGCTTTGATTGCTATTAAAAAATCCATTACTTTGTAATATTTGGGGTTATTATAAATCTACCTTGAACAATACGATAGACTACTTTTTTTGGATGATCTATTCTGTCTTGTGCATATACAATTTCAACATCATATAGTGGTTTACCATATTCAATACCTTCCATATGTACAGCATCTATTGTAATAATTACATTTGGATCTGTTTGCGTACTTCCACCATCACCGAGTTTGATATCTATTGGAAAAAAATCTTCACCGTAACCAGAAACACCAAAAAGTGCTAAATTTTCTGCGGTGTTTGTAGCGTCTATTGGTGGTGCAATTGGTAATACTGTACCATCTACACTATTTCTTACTTGCATACGAACATAAACATTTGCAATACTTTCAGGATTTCCATCAGAATTTGTTATAATAAATCTATCTTCAAATCCTTCTGGTAATTCATCTAATGGTACTTTACCATCGGAATTACCAGCAAGATTCAATGCTTTTCCTTCTTTATTAGCAACTGTTAGGTATAACCTAAAAGTTGCACCCTGCTCTGCTTGAATATCATAATAAGCTGCTGACATTATATGCTGCTCCTCCGCCACCTTGTGCTGGTGGTTGTGGTAATTCTGATCCTACTGCGGGTGGTGCGCCACCATTTGCTACTTGCATTTGCTGTGCATCCAGATTCATTGCAAGTTGTTGTTGTTCTATACGCTCTTTATTTATTTCATCTTGCATAGAGTCTGCTTCTTGCTCTGTCATTTGTAGAATTGTCTTACGAATCCATTTTTCAGAGAAGAATTTACCAGAGAAGTCACCGACATCTCTTAATATAGAAAGTCTTTCTTTTAACATTTCTATATTTTTAGATTCTGTAAAATATGAATCGGATACAAAGTCAAAACGAATTTGTTGCGACATTGCATCCCATTCTTCGTGATTTACTATTCCTTTTGCTATTAATTGAACTCTTAATAAATTCAAAAATAACTCAGCAAATTTCATACGAAGTCTGGATACAAATTTAGCAAACTTTAATTCATCTCTACTAATTTCAGAAGCACGACCCATATTAAAACCATTGTCTGCTTCCATACGAGAAGTTGGTATGCTCAATGCGCTGTAAAGTTTCTTTTGGAAATACTTTACATCTTCCATCTCACCGAGATTTTGACCGCCAGGAAGGGTTTCAATTGATGTACCTTTTCCACCTTCACGACGAGGCAACCAGTAATCTTCCAACATGTGCATCATGCGTCTATCATCGCGCACTTCACCTGTTGCAGCATCGTATGTTACCTTATTGCGGTAACGATTCATAATTTCACGAAGATATTGCTCTGCTTTATTCTTTGGAAGAGAACCAACATCAATATAGAATATGCGGCGTTCTGGTGCGCGAGAGATGCGATAAATTACAACAGCATCTTCAATCATACGCAATTGATTTAATGGTTTAATTGCTTTTTGCAAATAACCATAAACTCGTTTGCTATTTCTTTCAAGTAAACCAGAATGTACATAACTTACCGAATCCGCAGTTAAGCGTATACCTGTAGTATTTCCGTATGTTATTATTGGTGTGTTTGGACTTGGATTAATAAACTTATCAAAGTTAGAATAAATGTAATATTCTTTAACAGATTCAATTGTTTGTACTTTTGTTATTTGATCTGTTTTCTTTTTAATTTCTGTAATCTTTTTAATTTTTAAAGGATCTATTTGAATAACTTTTTGTATTCCTGCTTTTGTATCCTTTTCATCTAAAACCGCATAATGATACATTCTTCCATCTATGTACCATTGACGAAATAGTTCATATCCTTTTTTATTAAAATTTAGTAGGTGTAATAGTGTGTTAAACTCTCCTACTATTTTCTTTTTTGTTCCAGAAGATACATCTTCTACTGCGTCTAAATCTATTTTAACTATTTCACCTTCGACATCTTCTGTAATTGCTTCATTAACTATATCATCAATAGCAATTTCAACTTCAGCATGACCACTTATTTCACGGTATTTACGAATTAAATCAATATCTGAACGAAGATTTGTATCTAAGTCAATAGCATAACTTTGCGCGGCCCCACCAGCTTCTATGATGGTGGAACCGTCCGCAAAGTCTGCCTCTGGGGTTACGGGTATGTTCTTGAGAGTTTCATCTTCCTTTTTTGGAAAAAGAAACCCGAAAAATTTAATTGCCATTATAAACTCCAAGTAATATGTTTACTTGAATATGTATGCGTCACGAACGAATGATTATCTCTGAGCGAAACCAACACCAAATGCGGAGTTACCATTACCATAACCGAAGGAGAATCCAGAACCGCCAGGTCCAGAACCGAAGGATAGACCAAATCCAGATCCACCCTGTCCAAAACCATTGTTTCCAAATCCGAAACCATTTCCAGAACCTGCAAGACCAGGAACAACTGCGCCAGGATTGAGGAATCCTTGACCACCGATGCCTGCTGCACTGTTTTGTGGAGAGTTATCATTTATGAAGTAAGAATAACCAAATGTTACAGTAAACTCAGATACTGTATCATTATTGTCATATGCAAGATCAACAGAAGACACATCTCTTGGGAACATGTCAAAGAATTGATATGCTCTTGTTGGACGATATGCTTTATCTAATTGAGTAACAACTGCGGAACCAAAGATTGCTCTTGGGTTTGGATATGCAGTCGCATTTCCTGCAAATGTATTGAATTGTTCGTTCCAGAATTCGAATACTCTACGGAGATTCATATCTTGAGTATTCAAGATTGTAATAGTAAAATCTTCGAATGTTCTGTCGCCAGGATACTTTGCTTGTCTTCCGAGATATGGAACAGTAATTTCACCCAAAATAGATGAAGGCAACTGTGTACTACGGCAGAAAAACTGTAACTGACTAAACGCAGGGTTTAATTGTGCTAAGCCTGGGCATGCCATTACGAAGGTGTAGAGGTTTGGTCTTGCACCACCGTCGAAATTTGTCATGAATGAGTTAATACTTGAGTCGGCCATTGATGTCTCCTGTTTCTTTTATTTATCCTACTTTTCCGTAAAAACTCCTATTATCCGCCGTATTCTGCAAATGTAACACCTGTTGGTGTTGCAATGAAGTTAAGAGTGATAAAGTTGATCGAACGGTTTGGTGCTACGAAAATATCTGCGACAAATTGATTAGAATCTACAATACTTGCTGGATTGTTACTTTCATCGCAAACTACTGCGTAAGAGGTAACACCTCTTCTTCCTTGAATGTCGCGGAGGAATGGTTCGACCAATTGTTTAAATTGAGAACGAGTAAACGAATCATTAAATTCAAAGAGTTGGAATTTAGCAGCAGTAGCAATAGACTTTTCAAGAACATTGAAGAGTCTACGAACATTGATTCGATCAAATGCACTTGGTTTCTTTTGTAGTGTTTTATCACCAAAAAGAATTACACCAAATCCTTGAGATGTGATTACAGGATTTACATTTTTCTTGTAAAGAACATCGCGTTCATCTTTATTTGGATTAAATACGAGTTTGACTACATTGAGAATACGACCACGGTCATATCCTGCTGGTGACCACCACGGATCCTTTTGAGTATCGGTACGAACCGCGCAACCCGCAGAATCTGCACAGAGTGGAACATAACGATAAACATTATTGAATCTATCGTATTGATACTTGTAACCAGAATCCATTGCACCGTAAGAGGTAGAAGATACTGCATCTACGAATTCCGTAATTCCATCAAGAATATCTGCTCTTGTTCCACCAATCAAACTTAAATCATAGCAAGCGGAAACAAACGCAATACAATCTTTTCTTCTTTCTGCGATTGCTACGAAATCGTTGATATCACTTTCTATTGTTGTGTTATAACCAATTAAAATAGAAACATCAGATTCATCAGCATCACCAAAACTAGTTTCATACTGTGTTAGTATTCTTGAAGAAAGTGCAGAATCAGAAGAAGTATAAGATCCATCTATTCCTGACATATTTCCGTGTTCAAGAGTAAATGCAACTACATTTGCTGGAGTTTCACCAGTATTTAATGTCTTGAATGTGCCAGGTGCTACACTATCAAAAATAGTTCCCCAATCGTGTCCAGCTGCATCAAGTGTTACTTGTGATTCAATATCACCTACCCAAACAAATTGTGATTTGTTATTTACAACACTCATCCAATAGTTTGGTGTTCCATCGGGACGCTTTGCATCTCCTGCTACAGACAATCCTTCAAAATATTCAATTACTGAATACTTTACACCACTGATATTTCCAGTAATGTCTACAACAGCAACATGGACTTCATCATTACTGAATCCTAAATTTGCTGCTTGATCTGTTGTGGTTGGATTAGAATTAAACACTTTAAACGCATCTCTGATCCAAGATGGTAAATTAGGATCATCGTTGGTTGTACTAGCGACATTTGTATAACCGCTACCGTAAACTACAACAGCGCAACCATTTGCAATTACGCCTGGGTATTTACCAATGAATGCATTGTTAAAATATGTTTCTGGGGAACCTAGAGTTACAGACTCATAGTGTTCTCTGTTCTTAATTTGAATATCACTCTCTGTAACTGCTGGTCTTGCGGTTGTTGGCGCAGGGAAAAGTGGACTAGAAAGTGCATTTACATCTTGTTCATTAGATGGTACTGCATCTGGGTCTACTTCTTTTACATTTCTTACGATTTGTAAATTTCCACCATAAGAAAGAAAATTAGATGCCAATAACCAAGATGTTGCATGATATGAATCATTAATTGGTTTACGGAAAATTGTTTCTAATTGTTTTTCTGTATTAATTAAAACTCTTTGATCAGCAGGACCCCATTGAAATACTCCAACATATGCCGCTGGAGTGGTGGATACTGCTGGTACGATTGCAGTTAAATCAAATTCTCTTATTTGTACGCCTGGACTGACTTGGAATGCCATTGCTGTGTCTCCTTAGATCCAAATTTCGGTATATTATTAATAATTTCTTCTATGGGTATGTATAAATTTACATTATTCAGTTCTGCGCCAAAGACCAGCCATTTCCTTCACTATCAATGTCAAAATCAGGATCTATTCCTGTTTCAATAAAACCAAACGGAGTCATATCTTCTTCTAATTGTTTTAATTTATCATCAAATACTTGTTTACGAATATCCATATTTGCAAGATCTTTAAAGTAATTTTGAGTACTCAACCAACAAAAAAGTACCAAGCACATTACAAGGTCATCGTTGTGTCCAACATCTGCTTCATATGAATGATTTTTTAGGGTGAAGGACACAAGTTCTTGCACAATGTCATAATCTGTAAAAATTAATTTATCATCTTCTACAAAACTTTTGAGCAGCGAGCAACCTAAACGCTTTACTGCTTTTGTTGTTCGGATACCAAGTTGACTTTCAGATGCACCAAAACCACCGTCTAATGTTTGTCCCTTTCTACCACGAACAGATGTAACGAGAACATTATCGTATTCTAATTCATTATACAATAAATCCGCCACTTGTCCGCCAATGTCATTTATCTCCACCAAAATAAATGCATCATTAAACTTTTTTGCAACGGGATATATTGCATTTGGGTATACCATCGGAGACATTTCGTTGTTTCTAAAAGTTGCAACCGCCTTGTACGGTGTGCGAGTAATGTCTATAACAACAAATGCATGATAGTCTAAATGATTTCCTCTAGAACTATCCACCGTCATAACATAGGTGTGTCCCTTTAGCGGTTCTTCATAAACCTTCAATCCATTATCATCTCTATAAATTGGAGTTTTAAATGTTAATGTTTTAAGTTTAGCAGAGGAAATTAAGGTATCAGCACTACCAATGAAGTCGCATTCGAACTCCTGTCGAAACTGCTCTTCTGAGGTATTGCGAATCTGTTGTTCTTTCCATTTAGTATCGCGGCCTGGAATATCCGACCAGTGTACTTCAATGGGTACAAATTCGTTTCTTTTTTCTTCCGCCTCTACCCAAAGTTTGTAAAACATGTTCAACCCTTTGGGGGTAGAAACGATGACTACTTTGGTTGTCTGTCCAGAAGAAATGGTAGGATATGCAGAACTAAAAAAGTCTTCTGCAATGCCTGGTGGAATGAACGCAAACTCGTCAAGGAGAATTAAGTTATAAGAACCACCACGGATAGCAGATGAGGATGTAGCAGATGCGACTACCTTAGATCCATTTTCTAAAATAATAGATCCTTTGTTCCATTCACCTACACCCTGTTGTATCCACTTTGGTAAGTATTCATACGCTGTCTTAATTTTTGCTAAAAGATCTCTAGCAACCGCTTGCTTGTTTGCAAGAATACCAACATTAACGCTAGGGTTAAATAAAATATAATGTAAAATATAAGAAACGACCGTTGTGGACTTACCAGACTGACGGGGAAGTTTTGCTATTGTGAATCGGTTGTCGTGGACGGTTTGTACGATCTTTTTCTGAAACTCGTACATTTTAAAGGGAACCAATCCCTTATCAACATTTACAATCTTAATATATTTTTCAATAAAATAATTAGGATCCTGCGAACACTTGATGTATTCTTCTATCTGTTCCTGAGTAAATTGTATTGGAACATTTGCAGGTTTAAGATTTTGATTACCAAGATATGAACTTTTTTCACTCATTCAATTTGTCTCAATTGATCCATTCTACCTTTTATAATTGCTTGTAGATCGCTTGTGCTACCAACAAAGATAGAATTATTTGTTATTTGACCAGCAGATTGTTTTTGCTGTGGTTGATCGCTCTTCAGATCTTGCATTTGTTTATGCATAGTTAAAAGATCTTTATTTACATCCGCTACGCTTTTGATGAGGGTAGCAACAACCTCATATGCTCTGGGTTGTTGGGTTTCGGATGCTACAAGCAAGATACCATCAATCGCTTCTGCTCCGCGTTTAATTATATCTTTAAGATTTGTACGAATTTCTTCGTAATCTTTATCTAAATGTGTATTTGGTTTATCTTCAACTTTTTGAATTGTAGTTTCTACAATTTCAACTTTTTGTATGTTGAATTCATTTTCAAGATTTTCAAAATTTTTAGGTTCCATTGTTAATCCGTATATTGTTCTGTTATCTCCACCACGACTGTGTAATCATCTGAATTTAAAACAGTAGTATATGGTTTTACCAATATTTTTTCATTATTACTATCATAAACAAAATCACCGTTTGAATTTTTTTCAAATACAGCGGCATATACTTTTATTTTAGCATATTGTGAAGATCCCATTATTCCTCCAGTGCCTGTATGTCTTGTATATTATTTTCACTTAAAGTAATTAACGGTATTTCTGTTTGAGGAGCAAACAAGTTAATTCTTGCAGTAAAAGAATAATCCCAAAGAATAATTCTTGGATTTATATCTAGTGCCCCTTCGTAATCAACATTTTGCGATACAGAATTCAATACAATAGGAACATTCATTCTTTCGCCTTCTTCTCCTAGCACATTTTGTTTAATTGCTATAGTAAAATCAGGTGTAAAATAAGGAAGAATTTGTTCTGCTATTTGTAACCCATCATCAATATAACGGACATAAGCCGTCATAGTAAAATTTACATTATAAGGAACTTCTGTATATAATAATTTTGTTTCTGAAGTTTGTGATTCTATGAAGCGTTTATTTATTGATGGTTTTTTACGAGAAGCATCGTAAGTAATTTCACCAATGTCAAAACCAAGTTTAGGTAAAATGGTTTGTAAAACAATACTGTCATTATTTTCTCTATTTAAAGTATCTTTGTATCGTTGTATAAATTTTTCTTTACTGCTATAGAGAATTGGTATTTTTATTTTTATTGGATTATTATCTTGTGTTCTGACAACATATAAGTTATCAAATAAAGAACCAAAACCTATTACTATTTTTCTAATAGTAGAATAATAAAATGGATCTCCAAACATCAGTAATTACCTCCAGAGAATGGATCATTTTCGGTAAAGTCATACACCTCTCCAGATTGTGTCTGTAGATCATTATTATTTACGCCTGGACGATGATCTCCGTCTGACTTGATGTTGAATTCATCAATAATACCATCATTATTATTATCAATTTTCTCAATCTGATTATCAATTGCTTTATTAATGTTTTCATCGTTGAGATTAATTTGCTCATAGGAGTAGCGTACCTTCTCGCAAGTTAATCTAAAAGAATAAATTCTACCCTGTTGGTAGAAATTTGCGTCTTGATCCGCAAACTTGATTTCATATAAGCCAAAATCTAAAGGAAAATATATTAAATCACCTTCGGTTGGTCTTTCGATTTGACGATCTGTAAAATATTTTCTAAATACTATCGTTTCGTGTATAAAACGATCTTTAGACACCATCAAGCGAATAATATCTCTGTTTTCCAAACCAAGTTTGGTAATGGTTTCTCTGTCACCATCGTATCCAGTTGCAGACTCTAAATGCATTTCAATAGGAAACGCATAACGAAATTTTGCACTAGTATCCTCACCAAAAATAGCATCCATATTTCTATATTCTCTGGGAATATATAAACAATTAATACCATGAATCTTTATTGACTCTTTAACCAAGTCATTAATTAGATCCTGTGTTGGTTTATATCCAATGTTGTTGAAATATGGATTTACTGCCATTTTATCCTACCATAAAATCTGGTGGTAATTCGTAACGAGATGCCATTTCTTTTTCTAAAAGATCAATTTCTTGTATTGCTTCGGTAAATATTTGAGAACCATTTAGGGTAACTCCTCCTGCCAAAGAAATACCATTATACTTAGAAAGATTTGATCCCCATTGTTTTTTAATCAATGCGGTAGTATATGCTTTTAATATTCTATCGTTGTAAATCTCTGGATATCTTTCTGCATCAAGAATCTTGTATGCTTCAAACATCAACCAATCGCCTGGTTGGTAATCCTTCCAAGCAGCATCCAGATATATTTTATTTGTAACTTTACTAAATCTAACTGCTTTTTCTGGTGTTAGATAGTCTTGAAGCAATCCTAAGTGTCTACGAGTTATATCATAATGTTGAATAGATCCCATTGTGAATCCACTGCCTGTACTTGAATATAAACCAAACAAGTCGGACAGTGCTATTTGATATTTGGCATCAAAAATATTAACTCCTGCGGAACCGCCTAAAGTATTAAACATCTGAAATACGCGGACTACTGATAAGATTGAATTGCCGTCTGGATCCATTGCAGGGGCAGCAACTATGTTTTTGGATGGATCTGCAACTGTTGGTGCTTCCAGATCAATATATTGCTGATCTATATCGGTTTGCGTCAGTTGTTTTGGTAAAAATACTCGTTCTGTACCGTCATAATGCATTTCTGAAAATAATAATAGAGCATCATCTAAACGATCCTCTATTTGAGCATCATCTACATTTATCTCTATTACTGGATACCCCAGTTTTCTGAGGCAGTAGTCTTTTAATTCCTGACGAGTCTGTATTATTGCCATTTAAATCTCCCGAAAACTCTCTTATATTTATGTTTTCGGGAAATTTTTTATTCCGAAAATATAAAATCTATAAGCATCATATTAGAAATTGTCATACTCATTCCCGATAAATCTGAAATAGGAATTTGGTTTATATTAATTTCTATTTCTTCTTCCATCAATTCAGTTAGTTGGTTTTTTATTAATTCTATATTTTCATCAGAAATAACAGTTTTTCCATCTTCATTAGTTGTTTGATAATTTAATAATAATTTGTTTTTTGTATCTTCAAAAACATCTAGTTCTGCTTGTAGTGAATTTAATACTTTTGATAACCTATATGCAGTTTTAGCATTTGTTGCTTGAGTTGTAAGTATTTTAAAAGCAGGAACAGCATTTACTAATTTATTTAATTTTATTTTCATAATGTATATCTCCAAAGTTAAATTATTTCACATAAACAATTTGTAGCCTGTGTAATTTGTATTTCAGTTTGATTAAACAAATTCATCATATCGGTATACCTAACAGAATTTGTATTTCCACTTGTAGTTGTTCCTGTAATCGTTCCATTGGTAAAATTATAATTGTCCGTATAAATTGCTGTGTTATTGGTGCTTCCATCGTCAAAATTTGTTGAAATTGCAGTTGCTGCTGCTGCTGTATCAATATACCAACCAACTTTATCATTAATACTGGGAATTCTACCATAACGATATGATTTTAGTTTATTTATTCCAAAAGGAGCCGCTGGTGCAAAATTGCTATTTAAACCATTTGCAAACCAACTTCTAAATGGTTGATTAACTAATCCAGTTCTGTCTGTAAGTGGATACAATCCTATGTATTCAATACTAACACAACAATTCATCTGACCTGGAATTATAGGTACTCCAGTATTTATGCAAGCTTGACAATTATTATCGCCTGGATTTCTAACTTCAATAACAACTTGATGAGTTTGTGATAACCCTCCAGAAGTCAATGGCATAGGAAATTCAAACAATCCCCAACGAGAAGTCATTGTTTCAGTTGCGGGAGGTCCTGCCAATATTGTTGTTCCTACATTATTATAATCTGGAGATGAGGGATCTTGTGTGTTAAGTGGTAGACCAAGAACAATTCCACATGCTTTTTTTCTTCCACTCATTAATAATGTTAATTCTTTTAATAAATTATTATTATCATATTGATTATTTACCCATAAATTTAATCGTTTTTTATAAAATTTTATATACCTTCCACGCAAGTCTATATTAGTTCCAGTAGTAGGATCTGTAAAATTAGGTATATTTACATAAAATGGAGTAAATATTTTTGTATACCATGCTGATGGACATCTTCCAAAATTATCTAAACATGGAGAAGTACCAGTTATCACGCCGCACCCATTGACGGGATCATTGCATTGCTGTGGATCACATCCTGCCATACTTAAAAATGAAAAATCTGTAAATTTTGGCAATGAATCTGCCATTGCAGAAACATTAACAAATGAACTATTATTTTCCTCTCCTTTTTCATAATTAAAAAGGTATTGTGGAAGTTTACCTACCAATCGTTTATTGTAAAATGCACTGGGACTATCATCACCCGATGGTGAAGTTCTAGGTAATCCATAACAACTACCTACACTACATGTGTAACTATTTGGATAAGATTCGCAATCATCCGAAGTACAACCAGTATCAATTAAAGGATAAACATTTGTCTGTTGTATAAAATCAGAAGGTGATAAGCAATCAGGACCTGCTTCACCAGTTTGATTTATTTGTACACCAGTTACATAACATGTAGTTGCAGAACATGTACATATTGGTTGAGTTGTGGGATTTGGAGTAATTGGTTCACAACCAGTGGCACTATCACATGGACAAATTGTACTAAAAGAATTACATAAACTATTATTTAAGTAATATGTTCCAGATTGAACTCCATGTCTAGTATCAAATATTGTATTGTTAGTTTGTGGAAATATTGGTATATTGGTTTGAGTGTGCCAAGCAGCAGCAGATTTTGTGTTTTTACTATTAATAAAAAATACAAATCTATCTGCAATTGTAAATGTCGTAAGTTCTGCTAGTACATAAGAAGGTGGTGGTGGAATGGGAGGTGGTGATTCCACAAAATCGTAAATTCTAGCATAAAACGGAGATTCTACTTCAGGAACTCCACTATATTCTGGATCCGCTAATTCGTGTATTAAATTTAAATTTACAGTTTGACCTGTATTTTGCCATACCGAACAGTTCCATCTGGGTGATGCAGGAACTGTATTTGCTGGATAGTGTACAAAAGTACCAACATTACATGGTAAATAACCATCACATGGACCGCCTGGTTGTGTTGGATTTTCGGTTGCAGTTGGAATTTGCCAAACTAGTTCAGCAGAAGTAGAACCCGCTGTTGTTTTTGCATAAAGTGAAGTAATATTTGTAGGCGGTACTAATGGATTATCTTTTACTTTTAAATTACCTATAACTTCGGGTATTGTTGTAATGTTTAAGCCTGATGTTTTTATTTTTACTTCTTTAGCCATTATAAATTTCCATCAAATCAGAATGAATAATATAGAGTATTTATAGGGTCTGTTGCTAATACTCCATTACCAGCGTCATATGCTTTGATTATATAACCTGCACTTATAGTAGAAATTGTATCACTCCCAGCAGAAGTTACCGAAGAAGAATACAGAACTTGTCCTGGCTGTAAACCAGCGGGAATTGCTTGTGCAACAATTTTTAATTGTTGTGTGCTATTTTTAATCGTTAATGGACAGTTAATTTCTACGGAAGGAGTACCACCACCAATTAACTTAATAGTAGAAGAACCACTTGCCTCATGCGTTATATACGAATAAGAATTAGAAGGATCTGTTACAGTACCTATTTTACCTGTTCCCGTGCTATTTGCATCTAATGTTATTTCAACACTTGCAGTTTGGTGAGAAGTTATACTCAATGCAGAGTCACTTCCTCTGGAAATAGTAGGAGAGAATAACGCTTCATTTGAATTATTACCAAACATTAAATAATTGCTAATAGACAAAGTAGAATTAGGAATATTTGCGTAATTTGCAGTAATTTTATCTACAGAAGGAAAATGAATTCTAGCAGTAGACGAATCCTCTTCGTCCGTAAACTTTAAAGTAACACCATTTTCTCCGCCAGAAGTAGTAAGTTGATCTGTTTGTAAATTTATAGTAGAAGAAGTTGGACTCCAGCTATCATTAAATTGACCAACAACTCTCTGTAAATATTCTTTTGTTTTAATTGCTTCATTTGCAGTTAAACTATGGCATTCAATCTTATCAACTAATAATTTATGAAATCTAAATGGATAGGTATAAGTTTCACCTGTAGTTGGATGTTTATAATTGCTATCTGCATAAATTGTTACTGCTCTATCATTATAATCTGGACCAAGATCATAAGTACTTAATCGGTTTGGATCATCTAATTGTGCAAAAGTATCAAAAGCATTAATTCTAATTGTAGATTCATCTTTCTCATTGCTTGGATCTATGTTTCTGGGTTCGTCTAATAATATTAATGTATCTCTTCCAGTATCATCTCCACCCGATAATATCAATCCACTACCAGAAGTACTATTTTGTGGTATTATTTTATTTACACTTATTGTAGTATTTAATGAAAAATCAAATCGTTCAGAGGCCGAATTATAACTTACCGCAATATTATTAGATCCTCTAAAATTAATAGTACTTCCGGCCGTGTGAGTTCCAGATACAAATCCATTAGATAGTTTTAAATAATTATTTGTTGGTTTGGCAGAAATTAACGCTTGATTGCCAGTAGTATGTCTTACCGCAAATTCAATGTATTCCGTTGCAGCAGTAGCTCCTCCATTAAAATCATCTTCAAAAACCAGTGTTGTGGTTTCTTGTGCGGTTGCTCGTTCTTTTGCAACCAACAATGATCCAGTACCAGATATATTAGTTCCTTCACCACTACTGTTAATATAAAGATCTGCTCCATCCCATTCAAATGTTATATTTGCACCAGCACGAATATTTACAGCTTCACTGGTTTCTGCATTAAATTCATGTTCTGGTGAACCTGTTCCATTTTCAAATGTAATTGTTTTAATAAACGAATTACCAGTAAAACCAAGTATATCCAATACTTGAGTTGAGTTTAGTGCTTGAACTGGATTGTCTGTATCATCGGTGTCATCGCGTCTACCTAAAATAGTTCCAGCAGTCAATACAACTGAACCAATTTCTCCCGTATTTAAAGATTTTGATATTACAGAATAATTAGAAGGAGTAAACCATTCATATGCATTTGAATTATTTCTTCGTAATAGTTGATTTGCTGTACTTGATGCTGGTATATCCGAATCTATAACAACATTACCACCACCGTTTATACTGGTAGTAATGTTTATTCCACCCAAAATAGCAATACTATCTTCGCCAGATGCAGAAGAAGAACCAGAATCTCCAGTAATAGTAGCAAAAGCATTGTTTATTGTTCCGCCGCCACTAATTACTGTACTAGCACCACCTATTCCTGCAAAATCAGGTATTAATACACCAGATGTAGAAGATGTTGCAATAAATAATGGTTTATCTAACTCTCCATTTGTGTTGTCTGGATTAACTGGCGTAACTGCTCCTGCCGTATCGGGATCAAGATAATAAATAGTTCCAGTTATTAAACCAGTAAGACCTGTTATATTTGAAAATGGTCCAGATGTAATAACAACTGCATCGGTTCCATCTACACTTTCAACTATACCAATAGTTTGAGAATTTGTTAAATTATTTGCTTGTGCTTTAACTACGGTGCTTGCGCCCATTCGAACAACATTACCAACACCAACACTTCCATCCTTTGGTAATTTTACTCTATTTACAAATTGATTTAAATAACCATCAGATGATGTAATCGGTACAGATGTTGCTTCTGGAGTTTGGGTAAATGGTGTAGAGTTTAATATATCTGTAATTGTTATTGTATCTTTTACTATTACAGAACTACCATTTGTTGAACTTGAAGTTAATTCTAAAATATCTCCAACTAAAACATTATTATAGTAATGTGAAAATAAAATAGAATTTGGAGAATCAAATCTTCCTTGTATTGAAAAATATTCAGGAGTTGATCCTATTGATGTTTGTAATCTTAAATCAACTTGTCCTTGAGATTGTGTTGCTATAAATGGAAATACTGCTTTTGGTGTTGAATCGGTAACAAATCCTTTACCCGATTTTACTCCAAGATATTCACTGGAATACCATGCTTCTGTTTGTTCATCAAAAGTAAAATATACATTTTCTGTATTTGTATCCGAAGTGGATTCTATTACCAAACCACAATTGTCTCGGTTTGTTCCTGTGTTATTTAATGTAATTGTACCATCATCTACAATTAGATCAGCAACTGTAATGATTCCACCAAATGCATGATTTCCGTTAATTTCTGGAGGTAGCATATTTGATGCTACTACTTTGTAAATTTGATCTCCAGAACCCTGAAACGAATAAAAAGAAGTATTTGCAATTGTTCCTGTAGTTAACGCAGAATAATCTAATATTACTTCTGAGTTACCATTACTGTTTGTTTGTGTACCTATTCCATAGAAAGAAACATCAGTACCAACTGTTAATTCTATGGTTCCAGGCGTACCAGTTCTACTTTCCTGTAAACCAGCACCAGCAAATACATCATAAACATTTATTGGATTTACATAATCAATAATTTGATTGGTTCTTAAATACCAATCATAAAATGTATCGTTAAGATTTAACTTTACAATATCTATGTCATTTGTACTCATTGATTACTCTTTCCTTCCACTATTTTTTGTAGAAGATTTTTAATATCCTTAAGATCGGATTCCATACTAACAATTTTATTTTCTAGAGATTTTACTTTATTTATCTCATTTTTTCTTGCTTTGTATGCTTGAACTGCTCCTAAATTTGTATTTAAAATAGCACCAGAATACGAATCGCGTATCAAATCTTCTCTATCTTCTACTTTAAGTTTAGACAACACTGACAACTCTCATTTCTTTGATTTGCGGAACCATTACGGGATTGTCCGAATACATGCAAATTTTTATTGCATATTTGGCAAAAGGTTGTTCTAGATCATTGGGTAAAGTATAGATTATATCTTCAAAAGTATTTTCATCTGGAGATATATAATCAAATTTATTTGGTAATAATTGAATATATGGTTCTTCATCAAAGATACTATCTTTACCCACCGATTGTTGTTTTAAGAATACTTGAATTTTAGTTCCAGCTGGTAAATTGACACCTAATGTTATTTTTACATTTGTGGATTCAAAACCCTTTTCCAATTCAATTATCTTACTAATATAACGACTTCTTGCCATTTCACCAGAAACGATTGGAGTTACTGGATCTAATTCACCATTATACAAAGAACTTGTTTTTGTTAAAGTTGTATTATTTTCAATAAGATTTTGAACCCCAACCAACACAAGTCTATCTAAATCAAACATAGGACTAATAATATTATTAGTGCTATTTAATCCAATTTCCAATTCAATACTTGATCCATTGTATGTTACTTTGGAAGACTGTGGTAATTGCACATTAGTATTTGCATTTACTGAAATTTTATTGGTTTGAAGTACAGATCCAGATGCAGGAGTTGTACGCAATTGATATGATATTTCTGTGTTATTGAATTTAATTTCATCATTATTGATAGTAATTAATTCATATTTTTGTTCTGTTTTTGTTGGATCTTGTATATCATTTATTAAAATAGATCCATTTAAACTAGTTTCTGTACCAAATTCGCATCTATTAATACCAAACATAAGATCTATATTTTCATATGCTTCCCATTTACCCGCGTTTTGACTCTTAAAGAAAGAACCAACCGCAGATTGTTGAGCAATACGAGATTCGCTGTCTATCAATAATTCTCCTATTTCTGCAACATAAAGAGTGTAATCTGAACTATTGGTTCTTACGATCAAAGCATGTTCGCCTGGTAATAGGTGAACAGGAGTTGAGAATGTAAATCTAGTTTTAGTATTATCCGTAGAACTATTTGGAGATCCACTCATAACCACCTGAGATGGATATAAAGTAGAAGTCGCAAATGGATATATTGTTGTTTTTTCTCTGGTAAGAGGATATCCCGAGTTGGTTGGACGCAACTCTACTGTAACTGGTAAGGTATCATCCACTTGTCCAAAGAATAAATCTACACTACTTATTAATATTCCTTGTGGATATACTTTTTCATCAATAAAGAAAGTTTGTGCTACTGGATCACTTATATTTTTATTATAAGATGCTGGACGCTTAATTGCTTTACGAGTTGATATAAACGAATCGTTTGCAGTTTCTATCGCACCAGCTGCCGTGTATACGGTTTCTGCTATAGTAGTTGATGCATTTGGATTGTTTGATGCAGAATCAGTAATTACTAATAATTTGTCTCCTGCTTTAAACTTTCTCTGTCCGATATCAAAACTAAACTGCAAAGAACCTTTGTTATCTGTTTTTAATCCACCATTATATACTAATTGACCCACATTATTTACAATTTGACATTCTGTTGTAATATCAACATCATCAAAGAAAACATATACAGTAGTAAATGGTTTCAATCCTTCTGCTACCGCAGTGATTGTTTTATTACGAATAAATGGAATTACCGACTTATCTACAGTTTTGTTTTCACCAATATTTACTGTATTTGGTGGTCTAAAATCACATGCAGGAGTTCTGTTTTTAAAAGTTAATCCTTTTATTGCAGAGCGATTTTTGTTTCTTTGTCTTCTGTTTAATTTTTTATGTCTTGCTTTTTTACCAAAACCAAATCCATTATATTTACCTAACTTCTTACCACCCCATCTTCTCTTCCAGAAAGAATATTCTAAACCGACACCTGTTATATTATTGTTTGCAGGAGATGGTTTAACAACTTCAATCGCATCGTTTATTCCATTTTCATTTTCTCTTACATCGGGGGGTTCGGTTGTATCAAACCACGCATCTGAAGATGGTGATAGTTTTACAGTTCCTATCCAAGCAATATCATTGAATGGATTAATTTTTTCAACCCCACTAGCACTAAGTTGAGTTATAGCAGGAACCTCTGTGTATGATAACAATACAACATTATCAGAAGTTTTTACAGTTCCAGACAATGTAGTATTTGTTTCGTCCATATCAAAAGAATGCATCTTAAATGGAGGACGAATAGTATTTTCTTCTGGATCAATGCAAATATTATATTGATCATTCTTAGTATCACCCTTAGAATGGGTGGTAAAGTTATCAACTAAAATAGAAGTTTTAACTCTTGGTTCTTGATTGGAATCTACGATTGGATCTGTTTCTACTTGTTTTTCTAATGAATTAAGAACAGTATATTGTTCCAATGATTGAATTCTATCATCAAGAGCAATAATATCTTTCATCGTATAACGACGATTATTTACCATTATAGATGTTACATCATTTTTATCAAAAACAAATGGTTCTGCTGTTATATCATAAATTGTCATTGCATTTTCATCATCTGATGGTAACTCAGGATCGAATGCAGGAATACCAGCAATCAATTTAAATCTTAAATCTCTAGTGATTGCTAACTTATAGGAACGAGAAAGATAGTATTCATAATCCACATCAAATGAACTTGCAGGAGCAGGAATCCATTTCTTTATTATCTTTGCACTATTTCCTACTAATACTTTTACTGGGCGCATATCAATAACAGAATCTAGTTTATAAGTTCTGCCTGTAGAAGGACTAGTAAAGTAAGGAATGTCTTCATAATCTATTCCACTATAGGAATTTACGGTAATAGGACCATTATTTGCATGATTAAAATAACGGTATGTTACAGTAATTGTAGTATTTTCGGGAACACCTTCTACAAGATATTCACTTTTTAGTGATACTTGTCCAAAATCATAAAGATTATCTGTTTGTCCATTAAACAAATTAAATTTGTGTTTAATATCTTCGGTAGAAGATGCTGCTGTAATTTTGTCAATTGCAAAGATATCAGAATTTAATAGATTAACTTTCCAAATACCATCTTTGGTTTTCTTTAATACTATATCCGAATCTGTGGCTCTGGTCATAATTTTATTACGAATACCACCAGATGGATATGGATTTACATTCATATTACAAATTAAACTAATACTATTAAGATTCCAGTTGCCTGTATTTCTGGTAATTGTAACAGTTGAATCTGAATTTGTTGAACTATAGTTATTTGTAACTATACTATAGTTTCCATCGGTTAAATCTACAATTGCACCATCATGTATAAGTGTGTAGTGTTCAATTAAATCATTAGAATCTACTTTACCTACTGTAGAAGATTCTCCTCCGATAAATCTAATATATTGATCGCCACTCTTAAATACTAAAATTTTGTTAGTAGATTCTGGTTGTTCACCGAATTGTTGCTGGATTCTATAATCCATTTCTCCTACGGTCTTTATAGACGAACTGCCAGGTAAGGAGAATAAGAGAGTATTTAAATCGGAATCAAAAACTCTACTATATGTAAAGAAATTAGTAGAAGATGGAATATCAATTCCTCTGGTTGGATGAACAGTAAAAACATAATCATTTTCTAATGTTCCAGATGACAATTGAATGTCTTCATCTTCAAAATTATTGATAACCGCATTTGCAAATGATTCTTCATAGTAAAACTCTGAAACTTCATTCAAGTTATACTTTCTGGAAAGATTTGGAAGATAATCCATCTTAATATCAAAGAAATATGCTTGATATGCATCTTCTTCTTGTCTTCTTAATAAACGAATTCTTCCGCAACCAATAATTTCTTTTGTTTTTGAAGCACTGGTAACATCAAAATTAACATTTAGATTGGTTTCACTTCTAAGTGTCCAGTTTTCATTTACACCCGATCCAACAACAAATGGAGTTTCTGATATAGGTTGAATTACTATAACAGTATCGCGTTGATCTGCTGGATTGGTTAAGTCTTTGTGCGTAAACGAAAGTACAATACCTCTAGCAATACCCTCTGCTGTTCCTTTATTTTGGAAAACAATATCATTTGTTGCAAAATCTTCACCCTGATAATTGTTTATTTCGGGAATAGCAACCTGTACAGCATTTTCTCCTTTTCTTTGATTATTGGAGAATGCACTAGAAGATGTTTCAACAAAGTTTTTGGTAACGGTTCCAGTAGCGTCAATAAACACACCACTTACTTTTTCAATATCATAAATGGTTACTACATTACTATCTGGTGCATATTTTGTTTTATTTTTGTCCCAACCTCTACCACCATATTTTACTTGTCCGTTAGTACCTGATGCTAATTGGTATACAGTACCATTGTATTTTTCAAATCTACCTTGAGTTTCAAGAACTATTAGTTCTTTACTATTTTCATTCCAAGATATAACTCTTCCCTTTACCAAATCGCTATTGTTATAAACTGGAGTTCCTGCATTATCTACTTGTAATGCAAGATAATTGTATTGGAATGCTGTGTTATTAACAGTATAACCACCAAAATTTTCAGAATCTTTAAATCCTATTCTTACCAATTCTCCACAAGTAGGATTGTTCAAACTTGTAGATGATCTTGGTTTGTAGACTCCGCAAGGACCAATAATACAACCTAATTCGCTTACATTTTCAGTAGAAATATCAGCATCGTTTACACCATAAAATGCATGTACTCCAGTAGATTGAACATATAGTTCAACTCCATCATTACCTTGTGTTGGTAACGCAAAATCTCCACCAATCGCAAGTACTTCTCCTACTGCTTGAATTTCTATTCCGTTTTTAACATAGTTTTGAGTAACTATATCACCAACGGAAAAGAATCCACCCTGTCCTTCATCAGAACAATCCGCCGTAGAATTGCATCCTAATGAACCAGAAGGTTTTACGATTATTCTTTTAGTATTCGCTTCTCTTGTAACATAAGCAATACTTGTACCATATGAAATAGGATTGGTAGTTGTTGCTGCGGAAGGATCTGTAAATATCACTCCGTCATCAATATTAAAATGTGCATTTTCTATATTAGTTGTTGCGTCATATGAAATACTACCAGTAACTTCAACATATAGAGTACTTCCGCTTGTACTGGTTAATCCCGAATTAGAAGCAGGAATCCAACGAAGAGCATTACCAGTTGTAACTGTTATTGAAGTTGGATTTGCAGTATCTAAACATTTAATTTGTTTTACTGGGAAAATTTCTGTTGTATATGTTGTACTGCTGTTTGATGTTTCCGAATCCAAATCATATGCTGTTTGGAAATTTCCATGCCAAGGATCCGTAAATACAAATCTTGAAATATTACTTTCAGGAGCAACACTCATGTTCACAATAGAGTAAGATGCTAAAGATGTTTCTCCACCTATGAACTTACTTCTTGATCTTGCTGTGGGGTGTTGTGGTCGAATATAACCAGTATCATTTCCACTGTCGGTATCACCATCAGTATCAATTAATGATAAATAATCAGAACTTGCTGGATTAGTATGACCAGTTATGGATTCGGTAGAAAGTGCCGCTTCTGTTGTCACAAAAAGTACACTTCTGAATAAATCTTGACTTTGATCTGAAGCCAAAGGACTCCAGTACTTTACAATTGCAGAGCGAGTGTCAATTGGTTGTTGTGGTATTGTGATTCTGATATATCTTCCACCAAATTTCATAAATGGAAGTTCTTCCAGATTGATCGCATCGTACCAATTGTTTGGCGGCTCTACTATAAAATAATTACCAATATTAGCACCCAAATTATAGTCATCTGCTGCTATTACAGATTCACCTGTTCTTGCTTTATCGACAACAATATTGGTGTTGTTTATTGTTTCAAATTCATAACCAAAAACATAAGCTTTACCTGGCTTAACAGATAATACAAATTTATTTTTATCGCCTGGTTGAGAATCTTCGGGAGAATATACACCTTCTGGATCTCTACTTGCAGTTACTCTTTTTAATTGACCTAAATTGTAATTTGAATTATTAACATATTCATATAATACATTAGTATCATCTGAAGTATTAAAAAATTCGTAATAAAGAGTACCCTGATAATTATTAATTCTTTTTACTTTAAAAACATAATTTGGTAATTCTGTTGTATTTGTTCCATTTAATTCTGCACTGGTTGGAATATATGGTTCGAAGGAAACAATCTCTCCTACTTTAATTCTATTACCATTTAGTAATGAAATAATTTTATCACCAGTATAAAATGGACTAGTTACATTTGAATTTACTTTTACAAATAACGAGTAAATATCATCTCTGTAGTGATTTTTAACTTCAAGTTCAAATGGACGAACCGTATAATTACCAGATTCATCATATGTTCTTCTTGCTAAAGTATCTACTAGTTCTGCATATGTTGGTACTTTTTTGACATAATCAAGAACGCCGTATACTGTTCTTGCTAATTCGATAAAATCTGGAGTTACAAATTCACCAGGCTCAACTGAAGCAGGATTAAATTCTTGAGTAATTAAATTTAATTGTATTTGATAACGATCTGCGCCAGGAGCATTATAATTATAAAAACCTCTTGCTGGATCTACTAATGTATCGTCATTTTCTGCTGATACTGTGGTTCTTACTATTTCAAAACCAACTCTATTAGTTACACCTTCGTCGGTTAAAATAGGATCGCGGAATAGACGAACACCATCACGAATAACATGGAGAGTGGTTAATTGTGGATCGTTATTTACAAAAAAACCATCTACATAAAAAATACCAGAATTTACAGAAAGAGTTTGGCAATTTCCAGATTCATTTGCTAAAGTTGGATAAAAAATATTATATTCAGAATTTAAAATAGTACTATTAGAAGTAAATTTTGTACCACTTAAATATTGAATTACCAAAATGTAATAATTATCTGTAGAAATCGGAGCAATTGCGTCTATAATTTTAGCACTTGCTTCTTCTCCCTGAGATATGATTTTTCCTTTTAAATTTGTTACAGAGGGATTTCCGCCAATTTGAACGCGAATAAATTCTGCACCAGATAGACTGATACCTCCACCAAATACTTGACTTCCATCTTTAAAGATATGACTGCCAAATTTTGATATTTGGTTCTGAAGAAGAGTTTGGAGCTGCGTCAATTCTCTAGCCTGAACTGCGTAACCAGGCTTGAATAAAATTCTTAAGAATTTTTTGGTATCATCAAAATCGTCATAATAAGGATTTGATTTTAATATTTCGGGGTGATTATAACCCATTTTTACCGCTCTCCATTAAAATTTAATTATTACTTTTATGTGTTCTTCTGAATCGTTTGACGCTTCTACTGGTGTTACATTTTGTATGTATATGACATCTCCGTAATAAGGTAAAATTTCAGGGTTAACAATATCTGCAATTCTAGCATTTGTTACGGTTTCTGTGTTTCCATTCACTATAGTAATTGTGCTATTTACACTTAACTCTCCAGTTAATCCTGTTACTTCAAGTGTAGCGGACAATCCAGTATCATTATTTAGTTGATAATTTAGTACTATCGCTTGAGATTCATTATCTATTTGTATAATATCATCTTTTTGGAACAGTGTTTCTGTCAATAAACCAACTGTAGATTCTAATGTTAAAGTAGTAGATACTTTATAGAATTGTTTTACTTCCGATTCTACTGTATTTAAACTTTTAATTATTCCAACGGTAGAAGGAGATGTTCCTTCTAATTGACCAGTTTCGGTATCAATAGACTGATATCCTACTATTCTTTCTCCACGCACTAAAACGATATTTGCATTAACATCTTTTGCATAATAAGAATTTCTAAATTTACCTTTTAAATCGGTAAAATAAAGTTTACCAGATAACCCATAAGGATTGCACTCCCATGCAGTAATTTTAGCAGTACTTGCGGTGGTTGTTCCTAATATAAAATTATTTACCAAGAAAGTGTTGTTGTCAAATAAATCGGTAACGGTGACACCATTTATCGTTCCAGATATTACAGTATCTACTGTAGAATCTTTTATCAGAGGATAAGTCGTGGAACTTGATGGTAAAAATCTACCATTTGTATTTGTTAAAATTATTGTGTAATTATCGGTATTAGATTGAATAACAGAATCAACTGTTCCTCTTGCTTGATAAGCATTTGATTCCGAACCCTGTTTGATTACTGTACCAGTAGTTAATAAAGATAAAATATTATCGCTTGAAGATATATTAATTATACTTTTAGAGTTTATATTTTCTATTTCAATAAAAGTTTTATATACTTCACTACTACTTACAGGAACTAAATCTTCTTGATCGTTGTAGAACACATTTTTAACAATACCAACTTGTCTATAATCATTGTTTAAAATATTTGCAGCATCTGGATCTAATATTTTTTCTGCGTTTGTTAATGGTATGTAAATCATAACCATATTAGATCCCAATTCTTTTATTGCATCATAACCATGACCATTTAATGGAGATAGGATTATTCTTCCTAAAGTTTTATTAGAATAAGTTGCATTTTTCCTATACACATCCAAAGATGCATAATGGTAATTTTTACCACCATTTAATATTGTAAATCCTGTAATTATTTTTTCATCATTCATTATTGGAATTACAGATGCACCCGTTCCATCTCCTATAATTTTTACTCTTGGGTAAATGCGATATACGCTATTTGTTGATATATTAGGAATTATGTCACTAGTAACAACAGTTACGGTGTTTGTATTTGAATCGTAAGTGTAACTTGATATTACTGATTTATATCCCGCTGCATCTCCCTCTGCAATATACAATTCATAATAATCATTGTAAATATCATTTGTTTTATCAAGATCATCAGATGGAAAAAGAGTGTATTCGTTGACATTCAAAACAGAAGTAATGGTGTGTTTTGTGTCTGTACCATAATCTTTAGTTATTGCTAAAGGATATGAACCACCATATTGGTATAATAAAACATTATTAATACTACTAGGTACTGCACCAATTTTAACATTATTTTGAAGAGATCTTTCGTCTGTAAACAAAATGTTTTCTAATTTTTCGATTGGAATAAATTCATCTGTTAAAAAATTATACAATTCTTCTCTTACCTTAAACATAAACTTCCAAACATATCCATCTTGAGTAATTTGTTCTTCGGATGTTACAGAAGTAGGTTTAATTGTAGACGCTACACCATAATTATTACTTATGCATTTATAAACATTATAATCGTCAGTTATACAATAAAATTGACGCTCATTGTTTTCTTCATATAAATCAATACTATCATCAAACTGATCAAATACTTTATTATATTCCCAGTTATAACGAGCAGCACCCACCAACACATTACTTTTATTAATTTTTGCAAGAGCTATCATGTTTCTCCATGCCTCTAAATCTGCGGATAAAGTGTCAGATGTTGGAGGTGGATTATTATCATCGTAGGGATCTGTCCATGTTGTGGGTCTACCTAAAAATAAAAAATAATTATCCTTACTGGTTGCAGTAAAAGATTCTGCAAAGGATAATGCAAGATCGGTTTTTAATGTTTGTTTTAAATAATCTGTCATCTTATCTCTCTTGCTTTAAGAAATCTATTAATTTTATATCCATAAATGCAGTAGTGTCCGTAGTATTATTTATTTCTGTGTTTGGATGCGGATAAACCACCCAGTAATTATTTTTTTCATTTATATCAGAAACATCTGGTAAATTTTTAAATTTTGTAGAAGAAACATATTGACTAATAGGTGTTGTAGTTTGGTGTTCAAAATCATTTACACCATCTTGTGGGGGTATAATTTCTTCTGGATCAAATCCATTCGGAAATAAATCAGTAACTTGACTATTTGTATTTGATTGTAATTGCTTGTAGTTCATACTGTAAACTTTAGCAGACATAGTTGAAGTTACTATTTTTTGTCTCAATTCGATACCAGCAAATAAAGGTTGAGGACCTTCAAAGTATTTCGGATCACTACTAAGATATGGTGGACTATAATGTTCCGAAACTAAACTATTTGGAGTAGTTTGAGAATTTAGGAAAAATAAATCACTAGCATTTACTTGTGTAATCATTATATCATTTATATAAAATTCAGCCTTTGTACCAGAATATACAATAACTTTTAAATTTGTATTTTGGTTTATAGGAAATTCTGTATCTAAATAAAATAATTCCTGATCCCAACGACCTTGGGGACACCCACCTTGTGCAGGCCAAAAAGTCTCAGTATTTCCATTTATAAAATAATCCTGAATATCTTCAATAAAAATTGATATTCTCCATTTACCATTTAAGTTTGGTCTAAATCCAATTAAACTTTCTATAGTAGATTTTTCGCATGTGTCTATGGTTCCATCTGATCCTCTGTGGATTCTGTAAAAACCAAATAAACAATTATTTCTATGCCAATTAGTGTTATCAAAACTGGTAATTTCAACATCAGTTTGTAAAACAGCGGCATCAATATTTGTTAAAAATATTTCAGAAGGAGCAGACGCTGGCGTTGTGTCTTGAGGTCCAACCTCATTTCGTATTCCACCTCTATTGTTTCGTACTGCTTGAGTAGTAATACTAATAAAGGATGGATTTGAAGTATCAATTATTGCAGATACATCTCCCACACCAGATTCTGCACCATAAGTTGTTAAAAAATCTCCAGCATCGGTAGAACCAGAATTCATATCTAGTTCTCTTTCGATTATGTAATCGTATCCTATAGCGTTTCTAACATTTACATCGGTAAATATGCGATATGCTGCGTAATTACCTATAAGTGGTGTATATACACCAATAAACGCATCTTGTATGATAGTGGGTTCTACTAATGTTTTTTGAATAAGAACATCACCTAAAACTTCAATACCAGCAGGATGTGCAAGTTTCTTGAGTGCATCAACATAACGATCAAGCATTCTATCGGTTCTTACCACATATGAAAACTCTTGAAACCGCTTGTTATCTGCTATTTTTTTAATTCCATCGGGATGAGAATTTTTATTAGTCCAGAACCCATCATAGTTTGCAATAAAACCAGTTCCAACATCTAAGTATGCTTCGGAACCAATATCAGTATCAATTATAGGATAGTATAAAAAATTATTAGACTCTACAATTACACCATCGGAGTTTATTTCTTTTGGAACATAACTAACACCAAAATTTACAAACTCAACTTTGGTAATAGCACCAAATTCATTTACCTCAGCAACTCTTGCATATGCAATATCTTCAACAAGTCCTGCTGTAATTGTTAAACGCTTTATGGTAATTTTATCATTTACTTTATAATTTAAACCACCATCATTTATTACTATTTCATTTACTATAACCGTAGGTGTAAGATAAATTGTCTCAGTATCTTCAATATTTACTTTAAATTTTTTCTCAAAATTAAATGTACCATCTACATTCGAATAAAATACTTCCACAATTTTTTTATTATCGAGTCCACGATATACTTGTATTTCATTTATCAATGCAGAAGATAATATCGTTTCCCCAGAATCCTGATACATCTTTTTTGCTTTAATTTCATGAATTCTATCGTCAGAATACACAAATTTTATAGATTGTTTTTGATTCCATTTACTATTTGATGCTTTAAAAATATCTCGCTTGGGATAGTAAATTTCAGAATATGTGTCATATAATATTTTTAATAAAAATTTAATTGATTTTTCTGTACCCTTAGAAGAATAAAAATCAACAATATTTTTAATTAATGTTTTTATATTTAATGGAGTACCAGTTTGTTTATCTAGCGTCAAAGATTCTGGAAAATCTGTCAAATATTGTTGTCTAAAATATTTGACAAAAAACTCAGGAGTCTTATCAATATCTTTAAAATCTTCAGAAATTAAAGGAGCATAAAATGGATTATTTGACGAATATAACCATTCATAGTATGCTTTTATAAAAATAACAAAATTGGGATAATCTTCTTTTACGAAATCTGGTATTGTACTCTTAAGAACATATGTAAGTTTATTTTCTACATCTGTTGTATTTGTATAAGTAGTAAATTTTACATCAAAATCCGTATTTGGTATTTTTTTATTTAATCGGTTTAAAAGATAACCAGTTATTAAGTGATTTCCTTCAATTAAATTATTTACCTCAAGTGTACCTAAAAGATTTGAATCTGTATATTCTACACCATCTACAATAAATCTTACACCCGATACATTTGGATCGGAATATGAAGTTAATTTATAGTGTATAGTTAAATTATCCGCAAATAAAACGGTTCCGTTTGCTGGATATTGTATTATTGCTTTTGTACTCATTGATTAGTAATTACCGTTCCTGATCCACCAGCAACTCTTTGTGTTTTTACTTCATTCATATTGATAGATAAAGAATTGTTATCTAATGAATCAAATTCAAGTATGCTATTTTGTTTTGTAAAAATATTACTGTTATTAGGTATAACTTTAAAATCTACACTAGTTTTACCTTGTGCAAAACTAAAAACTTTAAATGCTGGAATTGATAATTTTCCTGTATTATAATCTATAGTTCCATATTTTGCATTTACTGTGCTTATTACACCATTTATTTTTTTCTTGAGAATTAATTTTCCATTTCCATCATCTTCTATGAAATGACTTCCAGAATTTGCAGAAATATAAAAAGTACTACTGGTTAATATACTTGGATAACCATTGTATGGATGGTATAATTTATTTTGAAAATCTATTGTTGTTTTTTCGGAAACATTTAATGTTGGAATAACTTTCTTCATTAAAGTTATTTTTGCATCTGCTGCTTTAATGGCATTACTTGACTGTTTAATTGTAGTTTCTATGTCTTGTGCAAAAATAGAATCTCCAAATTCTATCAAATTATTTCTAAAATAAACAACTAAAGAATCTTTGATTTTTTTCCTAATACTTGTGGATGAATCATTTGTAAGATCTTTTTCATAATACACATCGGCATCTAGTATAATGTAAAGAACTTCTGGATCAACTACAGTTATGTCTATACCAACTATATTTTTTTCTTTTAAAATATTTTTAACTAAATTTTCTTTTTCTTCTGAAGATATAATGGTCGAACCAATAGGTCTCACAGATGCAAATACTTTTCCATAGTATGGTGGATCATTTTCTTCTCCACCCCAACAACGAACAGCAGCATTATTATTAAATGCTGCTAGTATTGCACCCTCGTAGTCCTTTACGGTTACTGCTCTTTCTCTGCTCGTATAATTACGAACAGCATTTCTTTTAATAGAACTTGAAGATTCTCTATCGTAACCACTGTTCGAAGGTTCAATAGTTAAAACAGTATAGTTTTCTTCGCCATCATAATTAAAAGATCTTTTAGTTGTTGTATCAGATTTACCTATACCATTTGCATCTGAACCAGCAGTAGAAATATATTCTATAATTACAACATTTCCTACTGATAATTTTTTACCAATAACACCATCTCCAAATTTTAATACAAGTTGTCCAAAGTTGTTTTCTTCAATAAAGAATACTTTTGAATTTTCATTTAATGAAACTAAATCATTTGATAGTTGCCAAGGAATATTAATTCCAGTAATATCAGTTACCGAGTTTAAAACAACCACGCGGATGCTATCTTTATCCGCATTTATATCTGTTATCAAAAAAGATTGATCATAGGACTCAACATTGTAACTAATTGTATTTAAGATACCTTGTTTTAACTCTAATGGACCACAAGCGTATGATAAAATTTCTCCACTTTCACTAGAATCTGGATCGGTAGTTGTATTGAAGGTATATGGATAAAATGAATATGCTTCTGTATTAGTAAACGAATATGTATTATTATTTACCGAACCAGAAAAAGATGATCCTCTGGGTAACACTTTTGAAGCGGGAACATCTTCAGCACTGACGGTAACTAAAACTTTTGCTTTTGCAGAACGCTTTGTATTTGGAGTATAACCTAATAATTTTGCTAATGATACAACAGAAGATCTTTTACTTGCGCGGTCGATAAACATTTCGTTTGCGACCATTGTATTATAGAATCCTTGTTGAGCAGTATTATAAGATAAAATATCCAATAAAACTGTTAAATTAGATCCCTCAAGGTTATAATCAGAAAATTCTGATTGTGACTTTAAGTAATTGATAAAATTATATTTAATATCAATAAAACTTAGTCCAGCGTCATTTAAGAAATTATTAGATTCAGCCATTGTACTTACCTAAAAAGAGTTCTAGTGTGTCTTTTGTTTGAGTTTCTATTGGGGTGTAATAAATTGATATTTCTACAGAATTAGAATCTATACCACCTTTGACTACAACATCATTTAGATAGACTCTTGGTTCGTATGCTTCTATTAAAATTTTAACTCTATTCTTAAGATAATTTTCAAAACCTTTACCTTTGTTTTCAAAAAGTAAATTTCTTAAACCTACATCAAATTCAGTAGAGTATGGTTTTTCAAATGCATTATATAAAACAAGATTTTTTAAAGATTGTTTAATAGCATCTACTCCCACTTTTTTGGAAACATCTCCTGTTAGTGGATTGATATCAAAATTTAAATCTAAATCTTTGTAAATTTGTTCTTTTGCCATACTTTTATGTATATCATTAATTTATAAAAACATTAGGAGAACCATTAAATGCGGTATCTCCACATGTAATAGGATCTCCTGATCTGTGTATCGGACGATTGTTTACAAACACATTTGATGTACTTGTTGCATTACCAGAGTGACACGATGAACCGCAGCAGTGTGTTGGATAAAAATCACCAACTCTGGTTGCTGGTATTTTATTAATAAAAACATTATTGCTGCCAGTTACACAAGGTCTAGGTGTATAACAATGACCTGTAGATTTATCTACGCCTTTTCTTATTGCTCTTCTCATGGTGTGACTCCCTGTAACGCAGTATTACCCAAATCTGGCGGTTGTCCAGACAATATACCATCACCGCAACCAATGTCTTTGAAACCATCAAATAGATTTGAAAGCAAACCGTTTATAGCAGATGCAATACCACCAATAAATTTACCAGCTGCATCTATTATTTTTCCAATAATATCATTAATAGCACCTAAAATTCCGCCAATAAATTCACCAATTTTACCAATAACATCACCGATTATTTTTGTTATTTGACCCATCAGTTCTGCTATTTTTCCAAATACACCATTAATAGTTTCTAAAATTGGTTTAACAACTGCATTTAATAATTTGTTTATCAAATCTCCAATAGCACAACCAACTTCAACAATAGCATCAATAACATCACCTAATACGGAACCAATACCTGTAAACACAGATCCCAATCCACCAAGAGAACTAGCACCAGATGATATGGTTGAAGTAGATGCTGCTAATGCACCTCCAGCAACACCACCGATGCCAGCAGCCGATCCTGCTGCTCCTGATGCTAATCCACTGGTTGCAGCAGTAGCAGAACCCACTGCACCTGTTGCAGTTGCTGCTGCCGAGGAAGCAATACTTGCTGCTCCATTAGCAACATTAGTCACACCTTGAGCTGCATTTTGAGCAATTGTTAGAGAACCGCTTACATTTTGTTGAACTGCATTACCTAAATTGTCGATTGGCCCACTTAAAGTTTGATTTAAACTATTTACATTAGACGATAACTGATCAATTTGCTGTGCAACTCCAAAATTTAATTGAGAAATTTGATTTAATGCTTGAAGTTGACCATTTAAATCTACTGTAGCATTTTGTAATTGCGCGAGTGGACTTCTTGGATGAGTTGCTTGTGTTGTTCTCCAAGAACCACTTGGACCTGGAACATATATTGGCCTTTTACTAGACGGAGAAGCCGCATTTGCAGATGAAGCAGGAGATGCTGGCGGACCATTCAGGTGTATAATTCCAGCAGATCCTAATATTGTAGAACCGCCGTTTAAATGCATACTAGAAGAAGAAATAGACGCTTTTGCTCCTGCTAAAATATCTAAACTTCCACCTGTTGTTTCTTTAGTTGCTCCTCCAGTTAAAATACTAACAGAACCACCAGTAGTAACAGATCTAGAACCACCAATAGTTTGATTTTGAGCAGCACCAACATTTAATGTGTCTGTTGTTCCTATAACTTCGTCGTTACTTCCAACTATTTCAATAATTCTATTTAAAAGAATTTTAGTTTCGTGTGTTTTGTGAAATAAGTCATAGACTCCACCCATAACCTCAAGTCTATGATCTCCTTTTACTTGTGTTTCTTTGTATCCAGTTGTTACTTGTAAATTATCAAATGCACCGTCTATTCGTACATCTCTAGATCCACCTATTTCATTTACGCTGTCTTGTCCTACCACGACATGCATATGACCAGTGCATTCTAGATTATAATCACCGTTAATAAAATGATTAAAATTACCTTTGTCTTGACGAAAATTTACATCACCTTTCATCATTTCAACATTGATATCACCATCATTCATTCGAACATTACAATTACCTTTTTCCATAAAAAGGTTTACATTTGCATTTTGACCAACATGAACATCAAAATTTACAGAAGAAGTTTCACTGTTTTGTAAATTATCTCGGTTAACAAAGATTTTTAAACCTTTATCTACGGTTAAATTTGAAAACCCATCAACATGGACATTACTATCGCGTAGTATTGAAACATAGTGATCGCGTACAATCTTATCTACTTTATCTCCGTTTGGGTGTATTTCTTCAAAAGTTCCACTACGGTGAAATATGTTTATTCTTTCTGAACCAGGCGTGTCATCAAATTCAACAATATGTCCAGATTCGGTTTCTGTTACTTTGTTGAAAGGATAAACTGTGCTTTTTGATTCATTATTTCTGGGTGGAATAGCTTCACCCTTTACGGTAGCATAAGGTGTTTCTGGTTCAAACCACTGACCTGTATTTGCTTGTGATCCTGCCATTATATCTCCATAACTTTAGATGAATCTATACGAATCGCATTATTATTTGTTGGTTTATCTACAAATTGTTTACTGCGATATTTTCTAGATGGGAAGGAAGAAGAATCTTGTGTATTATCACCCACACCTAAAGATTTTATTGTTCCTTTGTTTACTCCGCTTTGGTTTGTTACACCACATTTGAAATTTGGAGTATTGCAGTCTGCTACATCTATTCCAATATCTCTTAATCCTTGAGATCCTAAATTTTTTCTTTTATATGAAACAATAGTTTTATCTAATCTTTCAGGATCACCGATTGCAAGTATATTTAGATCTGGTGTTCCTCGTTTTCGCTTTGATGATTCTGGTGCATAATTTTGTCTTGGATATTTTTTAGAAGTATCTTTATTTTGTAATTGAGCGCCGTGCGAATCTCCATCTGTAGTTTTTCCATCTGGATATTCTTGTTTATCATAATCATCTACTGGAAAAATTTTAAGTTCATCGTCTTCTCTTACATCACGGAAACCATCTCCATAATTTTCTTCTTTTTCTATGGTTTCATTCATACCATAAATGCTTCCGATTATTACTGGAATCTGTGCATGAGAGCCATCTATAAAAAATCCAACAACCCAAGAACCTTCAACTAATCCTACGGGACTTACTCCTTTTCCACTCATAGAAGCAGAATTTGTAGGTTGAATTGTGGTTGCCCACGGTAATTTTTCTGTTGGAAAATCTTTACGATTATCTGGATGGAATCCTAAAACACGAACTCGACATCTACCGAGCTCTAATGGATCCATGCGATCTTCTATAACTCCAAACCAAAATATAAATGGATCTTTTCCTGTATACATTAATTTTCCTCTGATCCGATACTTACGGTTCCCACATCCGAATCTTTTCTTAAAGAAAATACTGTTTTTAAGTTGAATCCGTGCGTATTATTGGATCTACTATTTTCCATTATAGATGTTTTTCTTGTAATTAAAAACTTACCAGTTACATATGGATTTCTAAACCAAGTTTCTGCTTCTTTACCCGAATAGTCAATTTGAGGTCTACCAAAATAAACAGTTTGACCTATTTTTAATATTGGGTTGCCTGGTAATTCTATTTCTAATCCCATTTGATTAATTTGTTGCATCTGAGATCTTCTTTTTAGCATATATTCGCGGGCAGAATTATTTGCATTATTTGAAAAAACAGAAACTTCATTTTCATCTTGCAACCATTGAGAGCTGGTATAATAGAGTGGAACCATATCTGGATTTATGTAAGATAAACTAATAAAGTCAGCAGACTTTGATAATATTGGTCTATCAACTAAATGTCTACCTTTTTTAAATTCTTCGGAATAATTATATGTGTGTTTTTTATATTTTCTTTTAGTAATATCAAATTCTAATAAAGAAGATGAAAACATACCCTGTACAAGATTTTTAATTGGAGAGTATGGTTTTATGTCATAACGAAGTGCGTGGTGTTTTGTTGGACCTTTATCAATCGTACCATTACTGCTGTAGTTAACACCAAATGGAGTTTCTACTACAATTCCATCCAAATCAAATGTACCTATAACTGGTTTAGATTTCATTAGTTTACCTAAACTAACATAATGATATTTGTGATCTAAGTCTCCGTAAAAAACATAATTAGCATCATTTTCGTTTTCTTTAGAGATACTTTTACCCGCACACATATTAATACACTCAATTGGAGTCAACCGAGGAAAAAATATACCTTGTTTCTTATTTGTTTCTTCTAAAGTTTCTAATTTTGCTTGTAAGTTTTTTTCTACTAATTGTTTTACTATTTCTGATAATTTTCCTTCATAATAACGACTAATACGAATTAATTCATTTGTAAAAAATACTTGAGAGGAAAAATATAACTTATAGTTCATTTTTTGTTTTAACACCAAATGATCATCTGGTGCAAGTGGTTCTACTTTATAAATGTAAAATCCCGCAAGTTCTTGAAAGTATTGACCAATTTTAGCAGTAAATGCTAATCTTATTTCTTCTCCTTTTCCTATAATTCCATCTTGACCTAATTTAGCAATTATGCTATTTGATGGCATATCTTGTAATAAAATATATCCCATAGGATATGGAGAAAATAAATCTTCGGTTATTTCAACACGAATAACTGCCTCGGAAATATCCATTGCGACAGTATCATTTGAAATGTATATTGAACCAATCCAATCAAGTGTATTCATTTTAGAATATTCTCAGCATCATGTTGTGCATTTTTATTAAGATTACGAAGAAGCAAAGCTTCAGTACCTCTTAGATATTGAGGTTTTAGAACATATATTGAACGCTTGGAATCATTTATTTTTTCTTCGTATTGCTTATTTGTTATTGCGTAAATATCATTTATTCCACTGATATATGCTTGTAGATATCCTGCATATGGATCCAGTTGAACACCAGAACTAGTTTCAAAATGATGAACCGCATCTTCTGCTAAATCTACAATTCTTCCTATTTCTCCAGAAGAACTTATACTTGTTATCGTATCGTTTTCTTCGAATACTCCAGATGTATTTTTAATTGTTAATTTGCAATAGGTTCTGTCCCATGAATCTATGGTAGCAGTAGCACCATTTCCATTGCTTATAGTTTCACCTATTTTAAAATTATTAGTAAAAGAATCCATTGTTAAAAATAAACATTTTTTATCAAGATATTTTGTTTCTATCATTTCGTAAAATTGATTTTCCGATAATGGCCACTCAAAATACGGATTTACTATGTTATTTAAACAATATATTATCCATTCATATCTTTCAGAGGAATACAAATAATATGCTATAGATCTTGGCGTATCTCCGCTGTTAACCGTATAACGCATAACATAATCATTGTTATTTGATAAAAATGCAGAAAATATATTTTGAAAAGCAAATATATCTCTAACTGGATATGCTTTTCCGTCAATTAAAGTAACTGTGAATGGGATATATGAATTTAACATTATTATCGACCTTGTTGTTGATCAGGAGTAGTTGGTGGTTGGAAAGGTTGAACAACATCACCTAAACCTAATGTATTACTGATTCCATTAATTGCATCTTGAGGTCTTTCACCAAAATTCTGGAACGATTCACCCATAAATGTATCTCTAAATTTAATACTATTTCTAAAGTCTTTATCTGCAAACGATTTACCAGCATTTTCTTCTGCATCATCAACAAGAATGTTACGATCAAGAAGTTTGTTCTCTACTAATTGTATAGAAACAATATAAACAATAGAACTACCATCTTCAAAATGCTGATATTGATCTTGATTGCTGTATTGAACTTGTATATTTGTAATAATACATGGTCTTAAACTTCTAAACAAATTGTTTCTATATCTACCACAGAATTCAAAATATACTTCGCCTGGATTTAAATATAATTGACTTTGACCACCTATACCCAAAACTGATAATGGATATGAGTGCTGTTTAATTCTGTTTATAAAATCTTTTACAATCGTAGACTCTTCTCTAGATTTTATATACAACTCAAAAGTAAATTGAAATGATCTTTGTTTTGGTGCTGCATATATGGTTTCAACATTTGGATTTAATCCAACTCCAATTCTTGCACGGAGACTATCGAAAGTATATGCTCCCGCTTCTGCTGCTACTGAACCCAATCCCAGTGTTGCTGCATTGAATAATTCTCCCAATGCTCCTTCCGATTGTCCTGTTGTTCTTTTTGCTCTTGTATCTTTAAATTTACTTGCAATTGAATTGGAAAAATTATTAAATCCTATACCCAATCCTGCGGCAGCTCTGGGTAAAAAACCCATCATGATATTATCTAACTCATGCTGATGACTGTCGGTTAATTCTTTTGGCATAGGCAAAACAATAGAATAAAATGAATTTCCTTGTGCATTATCATATGATTTTTGAACATATTTGTTAAATTTATCATCAAATGCTTGTTTTGTTAAATTCATTTTTTCAGCGATTGCTTTACCAACTTGTGCTACTTTTTCTCCACCTTCTCTTATATTTTTTGAAGCGTCTTGTGCCAATTGCGCTCCTTCTGTGCCAGCCCCAAGAGCGGCAACTGTTCCGACAACTTCACTTCCAGCAACATTTGCTGCAACTCCTGCTGCTCCAGCAATTGCATTTGTTGCAGTTGTTGCGGCGGTTCCTATCATGTTTGCTGCTAACTGTACAGCACCAGAAGGATTTGGTGGACAAACCAAATAGAGTCTAAATCCATCTGGTTCTTCATCTTCAATAAATCCTTTTCTACCAGAAGCAGGTCTAACCAAATTTATATCATAAAATCCATTTGCCCCACCAGTTAAACCTAGAGTTTTTTTGTTTCTTTCTATGATTTGATTTACTTCACCATTAATATCATTATTATTTGTTAGTTGTTGTTCACTTAATGCCGAGTTTCTTGAATTATTTACATCTTGATCTAAAACATAATTATTCAAAGCTTCTGCGTTTGGTATCTGAGCGGGTGGTTGTTCTGCATCAAAACGAGGATTCCATTGATTTGGTGGAACCTGTTGTACTCCACCAGGTCCTACACTATTTTGAGAACCAGATGGAATTAAAATAGGCGCTAAACTATTTACTATGGATGATATTGGTATTCCTGGCATGTTGATAAATACTCTTGAGGTTTCTTTTATTTATATGGGTACTTCATATAAAGGTAAATATACACCAAAAAATCCAAACAAGTACGCTGGAGATCCTTCTAAGATTATTTATAGATCTCTCTGGGAGCGTAAATTTATGGTTTTCTGTGATGAAACTGCAAGTGTGTTAAAATGGAGCAGTGAAGAAATTTCTATACCTTATTTCTCTCCTATAGATCACGAATATCAT